ACTGAAAAAAGCATTGCACGCGGTGGCACGACAACTTATGACTGTAACTGCAATTTTACAATCACATTCCAAACAAACAGCATCCTTCATGTTGTTTATCCATACAAAACAACGTTCCCTCTGGAACTCTGGATTGACGGCTACCACTACCCCACCCTCGCGGACCTGCTGACGCAGGTGACCGCCGTGGAGAGCAGTGTCACCGATCTTCAGGTGGCCCTGTGCGAGCTGTACGAAGAAAAGGAGGAAAATTGATGGCGAAAATTTATGCAGCCCTGATCCGCAAGGGTATCAAGACGCTGGACGAGGTGCCCGCCCGTCTGCGTAGCACCGTGGAAGCCCTGCTGGCCGCAAACGGCATCTCCGCAGTAACCGAGCAGGACGAAGAAACAGAAGAACCTGACGAAACAGAAAGGACGTGACAAAATGGCAATCAAACAGTACAGCCTCGCCAAGGACGGTGCCAAGCAGCTGTCCCCGGCCTTTAAGGTGCGGGAGTTCCGGTGCCGCGACGGCAGCGACGCCATCATGGTGGACGAGGCCCTCACGGTGCTGCTGCAGGCCATCCGGGAGCACTTTGGCAAGGCGGTGGTCATCACCAGCGGCTACCGCACGGCCACCCACAACACCGCTGTGGGTGGTGCAAAATCCAGCCAGCACCTGCTGGGCCGGGCGGCTGACATCCAGGTGCAGGGCGTCAGCGTCGAGGACGTGGCCGCCTACGCCGAGAGTCTGATGCCCGCCTGGGGCGGCGTTGGCCGCTACCCCGTCAAGGCGGGCCGCGCCAAGGGCTGGGTGCATGTGGACACCCGGCCCAACAAGAGCCGGTGGGTGGGCTGATCGTCTCACGGCACACCGCTTTGAGACGATTAAAACGAAAATGAGACGAAAGGAGGAAACGACATGAAAAACACCTTTTGCATGGCCGTGGGGGCGCTGGGGGCCGCCATTGCCAGCCTGTACGGCGGCTGGGATGCGGCGCTGCAGACGCTGATCCTCTTTATGGCCGTGGACTACGTGACCGGCCTGATCGTGGCGGGCGTATTCCACGCCAGCCCCAAGAGCCGGACCGGCGCGCTGGAGAGCCGTGCGGGCTGGAAGGGACTGATCCGCAAGGGAGAGACCCTGCTGATCGTGCTGGTGGCCTGCCGGCTGGACGCCGTGATGGCAACCAGCTTTGTGCGGGACGCCGTGGTCATCGGCTTTATCTGCAACGAGACCATTTCCATCGTTGAGAATGCCGGATTGATGGGCCTGCCGATCCCGGCGGCGCTGACAAAGGCCGTGGACATTTTAAAGCAGCGCTCGGAAGAGCAGAAAGGAACCTGAACATGAACGCACACATCACGAAGAACAACAACATTTCCGCCGGCACCGTGGCACGCACCGCCGTGCTGGGCCTGGCCCTGGCAAACCAGATCCTCAGCGCCTGCGGCAAGCCGCTGCTGCCCATTGACAGCGCACAGCTGGAGCAGTGGGTGACGGCAGGCCTGACCTCGGCGGCGGCCATCTGGGCGTGGTGGGAGAACAATTCTTTCACCAAAGAGGCGCTGGCGGCGGACAGCTATCTGGAGCAGCTGAAGAAGGGCGTGCACTAAGCTCAGCAGGTGCTTCCATTTTGTAAGCAACTATGCATAACTTAGCCGCTGCGGCGGCAGGGTGTACGCCTACATAGAGCAACAGCCCCGGGAACCATCTGGTTCCCGGGGCTGTTTTTGTTTGCAAGCGACCTATTCCGACATATTGCGACACATTAGGGCGCAATTGACACATCCCGACATTTTTCGGCTAAAGTGGGCGTGGAAGGATGTGTAAAAAATGACTACGACCGAAACGACAGACTTTGCACTCCGGGTGGCTGACATCTTGCGCCCGCTGGGAATCACCCGTAATATGAGAGCTTATCGCATTCTGCGGGATGCGCTGGCCCGGATCTATGAGCAGGAGGACAGGCTGGAGGCTGTACAGAAGGAAGTATATGAGCCACTGTCAGAACAATATCACTGCTACTGGACAGTCATTCAGAGCACGATTCGTCGAGCCGCACAGATCGCATGGAACACAAGCCCGGAACATGTGCAACAGCTGGCAGGCTACCCACTGACCGGCACACCGTCCGCGGTGCAGTTTTTGGTGATGCTGTACAATGCGCTGGTGAGAAGGGGTTAATGGAAGAGGGGACGGGTAAGAAGAAAATAAGAAGGAAAGACGGTGACGGAAAGGTTCGACTGGGGAAACATAAGGCGGACCAAACGCTTCTCGGTCGAACTTTCTTTGGAAGGGTTCGACCGGGGAGCTTTTTTGTTTTTATCAATGGTTTCGTCGGAGATGTTGAAATAGAGGATCAGCTCGGTGTTGGTGAGCTCGATGTGATCCACAAAGGTATCAACCAGGCGGCGGCAGTAGGCCTTGGTGCGCTCCGAGGGGGAGACACGGAACTGCTGCAGCAGGAACAAAATCTGGTCACGGGTGAAGGTGAGAGGCTTTTTGGCGGTGAGGGAAGAGAGCTGATAGGAAAGCGTGCTCTCCTGCTGCTCCAGGTCGGCAAGGCGGGCAGAGAGGGCGGCGCTGGAGGTGCCGTTCTCAATGGCAGAGAGGATGTTCTGGATCTTGTTCCGGACATCGGACAGGGATTTTTCCAGCGCCTGCTTCTCCGGGTCAGGGCGTGCGGCCTCGGCCTGCTGCAGCTCCACGATGGCGTCTGCGATCTGCTCCAGCAGCTCGGGCTCCAGCAGCAGGTCCGCAACGGAATTGACCACCATAGCTTCCAGCTCGTCCTGCGGGATATTTTTGCGGGTGCAGGCGCGGCCAATGGAGCGGCCGGGGCAAGCGTAATAGTGGTACATCTGGCCGTTGCCGCTGCTGCGTCCACAGACGCCTTTCATCAAGCAGCCGCACTCTCCACAGTACAGTTTGCCGGAGAGAATATAATCGGCGCGGGAAGCGTGCGGGGTGCGGCTCTGGCGGTTGCGTTCAAACATTTTCTGTGCCCTTTTCCATAAATCGTTGTCGATGATGGCCGGGATCGCGCCCTCGATGCGGACATCAAACTTTTTACTGACGTAAACGCCGCGGTACATTTCGTTCTGAATGATGCGGTTGATGCTGCTTTTGTTGAACGGGCCGCCGTGGCTGGTGCGCAGGCCCATGGCGTTCAGGCGCTCCACGATGGAGGAAGAGGACAGCCCGGCGGCGTACTGCTCAAAGATATACCGGACTGCCTCGGCACCTGTGGGCTCGATGATGTAGTGTTTGTCGGCGTCCACGGTGAGGCCCAGCGGGCGGGAGCTGCCCAGGGCCTTGCCTTTAAGGGCGGATTCCCGCATACCGCGGCGGGCCTTTTCGGCCAGCTCGGCGCTGTAATACTCGGCCAGGGCTTCCATCAGGCCCTCAATGATGATGCCCTCGGCACCGGAGATGTTGCTCTCGGCGGCATAGAGAATCTCCACACCGTTGTCCCGGAGCTTTTTCTTATAGACGGCGCTGTCGTAGCGGTTGCGGGCCAGGCGGTCGGTTTTCCAGCAGATCACGGCGTCAAAGGTGTGCGCCGCACTGTCGGCCACCAGCTGCTGGAAGGCAGGGCGGTCATCGGTTTTGCCGCTGATGTGGCGGTCTACATACTCGCGCAGGATGGTCATGCCGTGGGCGCGGGCGTAGGCCTCACAGTCCCGGCGCTGGCCCTCGATGCTCTGCTCGGTCTGGCGGCTGCCGCCGGAGTAGCGGTAGTAAGCCACCAGGCGCGGCGCTTCGGCCGCAGGAGCTTTTTTGCGGGGCATGATAACACTTCCTTTCCGGGCGGTTTGCCCATATGCAGGGAGTGTGATATACTGACCCCTGCAAGCATAAAATTTTCTTTGTCCGGTTTTGTGCTGCACTCCATGTTATCCCCGGCGCTGCATCGTACCAGCGCCGGGGCTTTTATTTGCCCATATCGAAAAAGCGTGCTATGCTGTAAGGGCAGGCGACGCATGGAAAGAAACCTTCTTGCTTTTTTATCCTTACCTTTTGACGACGGGGCAGACCCCTCCAGCTGGAAACGGCTGGAGGGGTCTGTGCGTTTTTTACATGAAAGTTGCACAGGCGGCTTTACAAAGGGGGCTGGATTGCATATAATGAAGATGCAAGGTATAGCTTTGCACTTTCAAAAAGAAGGAGGTCTTTTTGATGGCGACAAAGAGTATTACAAAGAATGTCGTGATTCGTTCAAAACCGCTTGCACGGAATTTTGTACGAGCATTGGAAAATGCAGAGGGAAAGAGCAGCAAAAATGTCGTTGTGGATAAGACTGTCCATGAGATCAAGGGCGATGCGCTGCGTGAGATGTTTGGAAAGAAATGACAGGATACGGATTAGTTAACCTAAAAGATATGATCCAAGAACTCGGAGAGGGTCGAACAAAGGAGATCCTTTCCGAGTTTTCTTGTCCGCTGAATAAGGACGTGGAGTTTTTTCTGCATTGCAAGGCCATTGAATTTGCCAGGCAGGGAATTGCCCAGACGCAGCTGGTGGTGACATCTTACAAAGACAAACCAGTGCTGGTGGGATATTTTACACTGTCAAACAAAGTGCTCGAAATTCCACGCAAGAACATTAGTAAAAATGTTGCAAAGAAAGTGAATCGTTTTGCAATGGCAAGGGATGCGCGACGCTCTATGACGGACAATTACATGATCTCAGCACCTCTGATTGGTCAGCTTGGCAAAAATTTTGCCAACGGATACGACAACCTGATTCCGGGCGACGTGCTGTTGAAGCTGGCGACTGATAAGGTGCGCGCGATCCAGGCGGTGCTGGGCGGCAAGTTTGTGTATCTGGAATGCGAGGACAAAGACGCGCTGCTCAATTTTTACGGAGACAATGGCTTTGTGATCTTCGGCAAACGGGATCTTGACCGAGATGAGCGAGACCGGCAATCCGGCCAGTATTTGGTGCAGCTTTTGAAATATCTGGGTGATTGATTGTAGTTCCATGTGGCCTGCCAGGCATACCTTGGCGGGCTTTTTGTTTGCCCCTCCGGCTGGAAACAGCTGGAGGGGTTTGTGCGTTTATAAAACAAGGAGCACCCGGCGGGGAGCTCCTTGAAAAGAACAATTATTTGGAAGGTACGGTTGCACGAATTTTCTTTTTAGATGGAACGTAATTTGGATCATATTTCTTGCTTTTACGTTCCAATTTTTCAAAATTGCAGCATACCTTTTGATACAGCGGGATTTTACGACTGAGAGCTTTGCGGTATGTGGATTCTGCACGCTGGAGAATAAGATCGCGATTCTTGTTGCAATAATTTAACTGATTCAACAAGAGCATTTTATAATTCTCATTTTCGATACTCTGAATATCAAATTTGATCAAGCAAGATGGAATAACAGGAATCATATTGTTGAAGCCCATTAGGCCAAGACGACCATCGTCGAGTTTCATAACAGGACCGCCGCCTTTGATGTTAACGTGATTGGGCTTAGGGGATTCAAGGGGAACATAATAATCAATGCCGTTGATGGAGAGTACAATTCCAACATACGGACGCCGCTGCCCCTTATTGTATTGCACACGGGTGTCAATACTATGTAAATAGCTGATATAGTGTTCGTTAATGTGGTAAAATTGAAACTTCCCCATAATTCAGCTCCTTAATCCAAGAAGGTGCGGAACAGTAACCTGTCCCGCACCCTTTTTCATTCCTCACTATACGGCAGAGGTTCTCCGCTTTTTTCATTCTCTACTCACGGTAAGAGCTCACCGCTTTTTTAATTCCCCATTTTTTCATGGCAGGGAGGGGCTACCCTCTTTCAGCGGACAAGCAAAGACCAGCAGTCTTTTCATTGTCTTGGCAGGAATACGTTCCTGCAAGTCTATTATACGCTCGGTGAGCGGGTTTGTACACGAAAAAAATGTGAAAAGTTGCAAACGCAACAGAAAAACTAAAAATTAGGGCTTGACAAGCAATGAGAATTCAAAAATCCTTCACAAACAAGACATAAATAAGCAGACTTAATAGGAACCTGCTGGAGGGGTTTTGTGCGTTTAAGGAAAAAAATACCCGCCATCTTGCGCGTAAACACTTGCGTGTCCAGAGGCCTGGCGGGCCGCATCTTGTTAATCAATATGCATAATAGCCGTCATCGTAGCCGGCGTTATAGCCTTCTTCATAGCCGGAATTATATCCGCCGTCCCACCCATTAAGCCAAGCTTCAGAGTAAGCATCCCGGCTGGCTTCGGAAGCCGAATTGTAGCCATCAATTTGGCCAGAAGCATAGCCGGACTTGTAGCCGTTAGAATAAGCCGTGCTTGCAGCACTTTTTTCAGCAGCTTTTAAAGAGTCGATATAAGGTGAAGAAGGTGTAAAATGTGGTGCAAAATACCCTTCTCCCAAGAATAAACCGGTCAGAATACCGATCATGAGGACAATAATAAAGGCAACCACGAGAAGCACCTTTTTACTGACAGAGAAATGAATGACCGCTTTAGTGGAAACAGAGTCTTTCTGCGATTGAACAGCGGGTACACAGAGCGGAACATCAGGATCAGGCGCATTCTTTACAGCAGGAGGGTCGTTCTGCTCCGAATCGGATGTATCTGCAGAAGGAGTTTCGACCGGCATGGAGACTTGAGCAGGAGAAGGAGATGCTTCTGGTACGGCCGGAGAAACTTTTTTAGAAGGGCGAATGCAGGCAGCACAAAGGGCGACACCGATATTGGAAATACCGAGTACAGTATTATCGAATACAGCATTCGGAAGTGTAGATAAAACAAAATTAGAAGAATGAGCTGTCGCAATTTCTCCGATGCCAAGAACAAGGAATACAACAAAAGAAATATTACAGAAACAGTGAAAAGCAGTGCCATTTCCAATCTTCGAGGGAAGAATTTTAATGGTATAAGCACAAAGAAGAACACTACAGATGCCAGCTAGAATATAACTGATGGTATGACCGAACATCATAAGGCTGAACGCTGTGCCACCTAAAGTAAAACCGAGGAGATAAACAAGGCCGAGGAAAACGGAAAAGGCAAGGGCGAGAAAAAAACAAATCAGTTTGCTTGAAGGCTCAGAGACTTTGAGCGGTTTCCAAAGAAGAAAAGAAATGTAAGCAAGTAAAGCTGCCAGCAAAAAAATCAATATAAAATTGGTTGATATGCCCATGATAACATCCTCACACAGCCGCCAGACAGGCGGCTTTATTTTTTACGCTTCTTTTGCGCCCAGCTCAGACGCAGGACATTTTTTATAACGGCCGGTAAGCACAAGGTCCTCCACATACTCCACGGCCTTGGTCTGTCCCTCCTCGTTGAGCTGGTCAAACGAGGACAGCAGAGCAGACTGCCGAGGGGTGAGTACAGTTTCACCGTTTGAGGTATCGCCGGATAGATCGTCAAGGGTATACCCCATGCAGTGGACAACCGCAGAAACGGTGGACAACTGAGGGTCTTTTGTCTGTCCAGCAAAGAGCTTATTCAAGGTTCCTTTAGGGACACCGGAAGCCGTTGCAATCTGCTCAATTGTCATGCCGCTGTTTTTTTTCAGTTGGACAAGCCTTTCAAGCCACACGGTAAAAACCTCCCCGTTAATTGATAAGCCCATTATAAAAGAGAAAAAAGCACAAGTCAATAATAAATTACCGAATTGTATAAAAAATTGCAAAATGGGGTTGACTTTTACCGAATAAGGATATAAAATCAAAATAGAATTACCGCTTACGGTAAAATCAAAATAGAAAGGAGAAAAGGCAATGGATAACTTAAAGGCTGAAATGCAACGGAATGGATTGACCGTCAGGGACATCATGCGAACGATCGGCTGTTCCGAAAAAACCGCAAGGAACAAGATCAACGGTGAAACGGATTTTACTTATCCAGAAGCGGAAGAAGTGCGTAACAGACTTTTTCCGGGGATGCGGATGGAGTATCTGTTTCACCAGCCGGGGAAAAGCGCATGAAGGGAGGGAAGAAGGTGGAGGAAGAAACAAAAAAGCCCTGCACGCCTGTGGAAGAGGCGGGCGGGGACTACAACGAACTGGGGTTGTACTTACACAGCAAAGAAAATAACCGAACACTGGAAGCGGCACAGACCCTTTGGGAATTCCTGCCGGGGTGGATGGCGGCCAGAAAGATGGCTGTGTATGACCCTGATTATAACAGGTCGCTTTCCGGGGTGGTTGCCGAGAATGCAGAAATCATTCTGAGAGCAGCTCAAGACATGGCCGGATGGGGTCAGGCAGAGTGCGAACCGGCCAGGAAGGAAGAAACTCCACAGGGATAAGCCCCTGCCGGAACATCTGATAGATTGCGCCAGTGCATTGCTGACATTGCTCAAAGTTTGTGTCGTTGCAGTGGTCACAGACGTTAGGAACCGAGAAAACCGGAAACTTTCCGGGGACAACGCTGCAGCAGATTTCGGATTCCATTGCAGGCAGAATTCCCAGAGCGTCAAAGGGACATTGAATTTCAAACATGATTTTGTAAAGCACGGGTGGCTTTCATCTCCTTTCGGTGCAAGTATAGCACAAATCGGAGAATAAGGGCCAGCCGGGGAAGAATGCATGAAACCAAGGAGGACAAAGAGATGGGCAAGAAGAACGAGGCGGCCCGGATGCTGGCAAACCTGAACGGGCCGTGGAGCAATGCAGCCTGCATGGGCTATTGTCTGATCGCTATGCGCCGGGCAAACCTGCGCCCCGGCGCACAGCGCCGGGTGCTGATGGTGCTGGAGCAGTGTTTTGACGATGTCAGCGTGGAAGACGCCGAAAAAGCAGGCTATGCCAATACGGAGGGATAAGGACATGGAACGTTTTGTGATCGTGATGCCTGTGGGCACCAGCGCTTACCTTTTGCCCTGTGACGACGGGGACACCTGCAAGCTGGAGACGCTGCAGAAGCTGGTGGGCGGGCCCATTGAGATGGCCGACACCTGCCTGGCTGCCAGCTGGGCACGGGAGGATGTGGACAGCATCCAGATGGCCGTGAACGAAGAGGGCCTGCTGCAGGAGCTGCCTTACAATGAGCACGCCACGGATCTGTACGCGTTCAACTACATGAGCAGCATTGTAGGTCCGGCAGTGCTGATGGCAGCGCGGGGCGACGAGCTGATCGGCTTTGCAAAGTCGGTGGCCGAGAGCATCTGCGCCGAGTGGGAGGTCCCGCTGGAAGCACCCGGCGAAGGCGAACGCTTCCAGACCTTTAACCCGGACTGACAGGAGGCGCGAATGGACGGTGAAAGCGGGCCACTGAAGATGTGGCAGATCTGGGCGCTGTATGACATTGCCGCGGATTTTTACGCAGACCCGGAGAACCAGGCTGCGTTTGAAGCATGGCAGAAGCAGCGGGAGAAGTGCAAGAAAACAAAAAGGCCCTGCCGGCGTGACAGCACCGGCAAGGCCAAGGGGTGATGAAAGCAGCATGCACTCATCACCAGAAGTTTAACACAAACGGGAGGTTTTGACAATGCGGAAATGGATCTATTACTGCGGCAGCTGGGCCAGCCTGATCGGCTGCCTGCTGGTGGCAAGCGGCCTGGAAAGCTACACCGGCTGGGCCATGGCCGGGTGCTTTGTGGGGGCGCTGGTGCTGCTGGCGCTGGCTGTGGTGCTGGCGGGCCTGGGCAACTGCGCCGAGCAGGAAGAGGACGAAAAGCCCCGCAAGGAGCGGCAGCCGCAGGAAAAACGAGCGGCTGACCGCAGAAAGGCGGGCTGAAGGATGGGCAGATACCGCGTGAATGTGGAGTGCAGCCAGAAGCTGCCACAGACCAAAAGCGAATACTTTACACACTGCAGCTACGAGGTGCAGGCCATCAGCAAGGGCGTGGCAAAGGCCATGGTCGAGGACAAAGCCCGGGCAGAGCACGGGGGCTGTACCTGCAAGGCCTACAGCGTGGAGGTGCTGAAGTGAGCCGGCCGGAGAACATGACGCCGGACGAGGCAGAGATCTGGCAGCGGATGGAGCAGCACGGCGAGGAGCTGGTGCGGGACATGGGCGCTGCCCTGATGCAGGCCGACAAGCTGCCGGAGTGGATGCAGGAAGCAGCCGTGAACATGCTGTGCGACAAACTGGCAGACGCCCGGGCGCTGGCGGCCAGCTGGATGAACGACCACGGGGAACCGTGAAGGAGGACAAGGATGAAAAGCAAGATTGAAATCAACATTTCGGTGATCGACGACGGCCCGGTGGTGATGCGCTGCCAGGGCCAGAGCACAAGCAAGGGCAAAGCGCTGGACGCCCTGGAAGATGCCTACCTGAGCACCGTGGCGCAACTGATGAGAAAGGACCTCTCCAAGGCCGAGCAGGAGGAAGCCGCCAAGGAATTTGGCGAGACGATGCAGGACCGGCTGCTGGCCATGGTGCGAGGAAAAGGTAAACGGTATATGGTCAGCAGCGAAAAAGAGATGAGCTTTATGACGGAGCTGATGCGGCGGCAGGGGGAGGTGCAGCCTTGACCTACGAAGAGTACCGACGGGAGTTGAACGAGGCGCTGGAAAAGGCGGACTGGATGAACCCGCGGGACAAAAACGGCCTGGCGTACCGGGTACTGGCCCGTGCGGCACGGGACAAGGCCCTGCCGCTGGCCCAGTGGCAGAAGCTGCACGACGAATACTACGAAAGGACAAAGAGATGAAGAAGAAACTGAGCCTGACCGAGAAGATCAGTCTGGCAGAGAACAATGCGGTGGATTTTATGCACGCCTGCGTGACCATTGCCCTGCACGACGAGTACGAGGTGGGTGTGCAGCGGCTGCGGAAGGTAAACCTGCGGCGGGACGCGATCAACGAGGAGATGCTGGAAGTGATGGCCCAGCCCCGGAAAAGCGGCCGGGAGCAGGCCGCAGCCGGGCAGGCCTGGCTGGTGAGCCTTTTGCCGGAAGGGGCGGAAACGGAGTTCCGGGTGCCGCTGGGCAAGGGCGCGGCCCGCAAGCAGAAGGAGCTGCAGATCCGCATGGCGGTGGACAACGCTGCCACGCTGGAGTGGCGGGTATACGCGGCGGCCTGCGCCGAGGTGCTGGGATTTGGTGCCAAGCGGCTGAACGACTTACATAAAGCGGTGCTGGAAAACTTCCGGCAGCTTTCCGCCTGGGCCATAGAGGACGGCGTGGACGTGGCGCTGGAGCGTTTTTGCCGCTGCGCCCGGGATGCCTACAAGACCGACGTGCAGGTGGAGGACATCCCGGACGCACAGGCGCTGCATCAGCAGCAGCGCCAGACCCGGCAGGCACTGGACGGGCTGGCAGAGCGAGCCTGGATGGTGGAGGCCAGCCGCAAGCGGGTGGGCTGCCTGCCGCTGGCCCCGGCGGAAGTGGAAAAGCGCATCCAGACCGTGCTACAGGCCCCGGCCATGCCGGAGAGCTGGGAGAGGAGGCGGGCGAGATGACCGAGATCTGGGCAGGAATCTGCAGACTTATCAGGATTCAGGCGTATGATGTGCAGATCTGGCTGCTGGAGCGCAAGAAGTGGTTGCTCGACTGCGGAATCGGGGCATTGGATGCACAGATCTGGTGCTGCAAAAAAGTAATTGAGATCACGGAGGCATGGGAATGACACTGAAGGAGGCAATGGCCTACCGGGGCGAGAACGCCGACACCCTGGCGGAGAAGATCGGCATCCGGGCCGGGGAGATCACCAAGTGGATGCGGCCTGCCGGGCTGCTGCGGGTGCCGTCGGCACGGCTGCAGCAGCTGGCCGTGGCGCTGGACGGCGGGGTGCTGGTGACGGCGGACGGCGCGGAAGTGGAGCTGTATGAGAACAGAGGCAACGCATGAGCAAGGACAAATGTAGGATGAGCCGGAAGCGCTTTTGCAAAAAGGCGGCAGGAAAGTGGGACGTGCAGGTACAGGAGGTGCGGGACATAGTGAGGGAGGAGCGGGTGGACCCGCTCAAGCGGCGGCAGGAAAAGATTGCGACCGCAAAGCACCGGGCCGGGAAGCAGGAGGGCAAAGCCGTATGATGGTGTACAAATACAGTCTTCACGACCCGGACAGCGGGAAGGTGCTGTACGAGGGCACGGCGGCAGACCTGGCAGCCCAGGGCGTGGTGCGGGCGGAGAAGATCCTGCCGACGCTGTGGCGGGACCAGCAGCGCCAGCACAAGCGCCGCGGCAAGCACCGGTGGGACATCACCCGGGAAAAGGTAGAAGTGGCTTGCAGCCGGAAAGCCTACAAGGTGCGGCTGAAGCCGAAAAAGACGGCGGCCGTGCAGGCAAAGCCGCCGAAACGGCCTGCAAAGCCGAAAGCTGCTGCGCTGCCGGTGCCGAAACCGGTGGCACCCAGAGCGCCCCGGGTGCGGCTGAAGAAGTACCTGACAGACCCGACCCCGCTGCAGCGGGACGTGCGGGAGCTGGAAGGCTACAACGCCAAGGCCCGGGAGCGTGGAAAGAAAGAGCTGAGCTATGGGTACTGGGCAGCAGAGGGAAAACCGGCTGCTCCGGCATGGTAAAGCCGGTATGCACGCCGGACTGCCCGGACCGGCACCCAGCCTGCAGTGACCGGTGCGAAAAATACCGGGCCTGGAAAGCCGAGGTACAGAAAGAAAAGACCTACACGAAGAGCCAGAACGATGCGGGAAAGATCAACCGGAACGACTTTGACGCGGAGTTCTGGATGGGCGGAAAGCACAAATAACGAGCCCCCGGCGGCGCTGGATGCGCGCGGCCGGGGGCTTTGGCGACGGCGGGAGTGTCAGGCCGAACGGGTGCTGCCAGAGGGAAAGCTCTGGCGGCAGGCGTTTGAACTGAACAAGCCATTCCTTTTTATAATAGGCGTCCGGGGCGGGCGCTTTGGGGGGCTTGTATACCCGTTAATCTTGTGACTGTGTGGGCCACAGAAAAGAAACCAACACGAAAAGTTTACCGGACAGGGAGGGCACCGGGATGCGAAAAAGCTACATCCGGGAAAAAAGGACCCTTTGCGGGGACACATACCAGGCCGTGGGCATTTACCCCGTGACGGATCAGGAGCACCGCCAGCGGGGCAAGAAGCGCAAGGAAAGTGACCGGGGGCAGAAGAGCCGGAACAAAGCCGCCAGCCTGCGCCGCCGACAGCGCAAGGTGCTGGCCAATTTTGACCAGAACGGCTTTTACCTGACCGCTACATACGAGGACGCCTACCTGCCCGAGGACGAGGAAGGCTGCTGGCGGGACGTGAAGAACTATGCCCGGCGGGTGCAGCGGGCGGTGCGCAAGCGGTTTGGCGTGCGGGGAACGTGGCTGAAGTTGATGCTGTGGGCCGTGCGCAACGGCGAGGCCGGGCGGCTGCACATGCATGGCTTTGCCCAGTGCCCGGGGCTGAGTGAGGCAGAGCGGCGGGAGCTGCGGTATATGCTGGAGGATCTATGGCGGCGGCGTGTCCCCGGCACACGGGAGTTTGAGCCCATGGGCACCATGAACGCAGACCGAATCATCATGAAGAAGATCCTGGGCATTGACGGGCAGGGTACGAGCGGCACGGTGGGGTACATCTACGGCCACAGCTTCCGGCGGTGCCTGGAAACCAGCAACCTGACCCTGCCGGAGGAGCAGCCGGCAGCTGACACCAAGTGGAGCCGCCGCCAGCTGCGGGAGGCCTGCAGCGAACACGCGGAGGACCCGGCGTGGTGGGAAAAGCAGTTCCCGGGATGGGAGTGCGTCAAAATACAAATCTTTGACCCCGGCGGGCTGCACGAGAATGCCGAGCCCCGGCCGGAGGGCTGGGAAGCCACCGAGCCGCAGGCATATGTGATCCTGCGGAGGCGGGAGTTTGCGAAAGTTCGCACATGACAGACAAGATAATTTTATTTTGCGCGTAAAATAGGCGGTTTGTGCGGGGAATGCGTGAGATACCAGCTAAAAACGGCAAAAAAAGCAGGAAAGGCGGCGGGCAGTGACCAAAAAGCAGCGGAAAGAGGTGCGCAGGGCGCTGCGGCAGTACGACGGGCGCAGCAAGTGGGCGGCTGTGCTGGCCCGGGTGCAGGACTACTATGCACGGACAGACCCTGCCTGCTGGGAGCTTTTGCGGATGCGCTACCTGGAGGGCATGCGGGAAGAAGACGTGATCCGGGCGCTGTACATCGGGCGGACGACCTACTACAGCAAGGAGCTGGAAGCGCTGAGCACGGTGGGAATCTATGCGGCAGCGGCGGGGCTGCTGGATGCGGAATGACAGCTGCGGGGACGCAGAGGGATGGCTGAGCGCTGCGGCGCGCGGCCTTTTTGTGCTGTCGAAAAAGTCCGGAGGTTTTTTGTGCAGCGGTTTGCGATAGACTGGAACCATGAGCACAGAGGGAGGGCCTGGGATGGCACAGCGGAAATACTGCAAAAATACCGTGCCGGGCCGACAGGGGCGCGGGAAAAAGTACCCGGCCAAGGTACGGGCCGAGGTGGTGATGACCATGATCAGCGCAAACTCCATCTGTGCAGTGGCCCGGAAGTACGGCGTGCCGGAGAGCACCATCCGCAGCTGGATGGCCGAGGAGGCCGGAAAGCCGGACGGGGTGTTTGCCGAGGCCAGGGCCCAGGCGGCGCGGGAGATCGCAGCCCGGGCGGCGCTGGGAGCCCGGGCCCAGGTGGGCTACCTGCAGCAGCGGGTGGCCGAGAACCAGCGGGCCAGCGAAATCTGCACAAAGCTGCGGGCAAAGCTGGACGAGGATGCCCGGGCCAGGAAGTACACGGTGGGGGCCTTGCTCAAGAGCCAGGAGGAGGAGCTGGCGGACGCCACAGAGACCGGGATGGTGGTATACAGCCAGCCCGGCAGCTATGACCGGGAACTGGACTATGAGCAGCGGAAGGAGCTGGAGGCCCAGCTGGAGCGGTACGACGCCCAGGTGATGAGTGACCGGGATGCTGCCAACGTGGCGGCGGTGCTGCTGACAGCGGCGGCCAATGCGGCGGCGCTGGTGCCCCGGGACGAGGGCAGCACCCAGAGCGCTGCCCCGGCGGTGCTGATGGAAGCAAAGGACGACGCAGAGCAGCAGGAGGTGGTGCTGGATGGCACGGCAGGAGATTAACGGCCGGCCCATCATCTGGCGGCCGCAGCCGAGGCAGGCGGCCTTTATGCGGCGCAGCGAGGACGAGGCCCTGTACGGCGGGGCGGCCGGCGGCGGCAAGAGCGACGCGCTGGTGATCGAGGCGCTGCGGCAGGTGGATGTGCCGAACTACCGGGCATTGATCCTGCGCAAGACCTTTCCCCAGCTGCGGGAGCTGATCGACAAGACCATGCAGTACTACAAGCCTGTGTTCCCGAAAGCCCGGTACAACGCCAGCAACCACTGCTGGACCTTCCCCAGCGGGGCGAAGATCTATTTTGGCAGCATGTTCCGGGCCCAGGACAAGTACAACTACCAGGGCCAGCAGTTTGATTTTATCGGGGTGGACGAGCTGACCCACTTCACCTGGGAAGAGTACAGCTACCTGATGAGCCGCAACCGCCCCAGCGGGCCGGGCACACAGGTGTACATTCGGGCCACGGCCAACCCCGGCGGCATCGGCCACGGGTGGGTGAAGGC